GCTGCATCTTCTTCAGGTGCTGCTACTGCAGGTTACATTGGTTCTGAAGGTATCTTCTACGTTGTAAACAACCGTGGTAACGTTTGGGGTGGTGGTACTCCAACAACTTTATCTGATTGGGATTCTATCGTTTCTCGTTTAGATAAGCAAGGTGCTATCGAAGAGAACGTTGTATTCGTAAATCGTGGTTTAAGTTTCGATATTGACAATATGTTAGCTACATTGAACGGCTACACTTCAGGTGGTGTTGCTCAATCAGCTTCTTTCGGTCTTTTCGACAACGATGTTGATATGGCGTTAAACTTAGGTTTCACAGGTTTCCGTAGAGGTTATGACTTCTACAAGTCTGATTGGAAATACCTAAATGACCCAACAATGCGTGGTGGTTTAAATACTACTGCTGCAACTGCAACCGGTACTATTACAGGTTTAATGGTTCCTGCAGGTTCTACTTCAGTGTACGACCAAATTATGGGCAAGAACGCTAAGCGTCCTTTCTTACACGTTCGTTACCGTGCTTCTGAAGCTGAAGACCGCAGATACAAAACTTGGATTACAGGTTCTGCCGGTGGTGCTGCTACAAGCGACTTGGATGCAATGGAGGTTAACTTCCTTGCAAACAACTTCGTATTGTTCCGTTACGGATAATAAAGGAAGAAAATCTATAGGGAGGGTGTCTTCAAAGACACTCTCCTTTTTTTAAATCAAATTAAATCAAATACAAATGGCAAAAAGTACAACGGCTGTAGACAAGGTCTACAAGTTAAAAATAGGTAATCCACTGAGCTACACTTTAGCTTCAAGAAACCATCCTCGATTCCCACTAATGTGGTTTGACGAGAAGAACAATGTGAACCGTGCATTGAGATATGCATCTAACCAAAAGTCCCCATTTGAGGACGAGCAAGATGGAAACTTTATTATTGAGCCTATCATCTTTGAAGATGGCTTCCTACGTGTTCCAAAAAACAATCCTGTATTACAGCAATTCTTACATTACCATCCATTGAATGGCACCATCTTCTCTGAAGTGGACAAAGAGAAAGACGCTGCTGCAGAGGTTCAGGATTTGGACTTAGAGATTGAGGCATTAGTTGAAGCCCGTCAGCTTTCAATAGAACAAATTGAGACTCTTACGAGAGTTATGTTTGGTAAAGACCCATCTACCGTGTCAACTGCTGAGTTAAAGCGTGATATCTTGGTATTTGCTAAAAGAGAACCTAAGGAGTTCTTGAGCATATTAAACGACCCTGAATTGAAGTTCCAAGCCAAGGTTCGTTTATTCTTCGAGAACAAGTTATTGATATTAAGAAATGGCGACAAAGAGGTGTGGTTTAATACTGCAACCAATAAGAAAAAGATGTTGTCAGTTCCGTTCGGGGAAGACCCATATGATATGGTAGCCCACTTCTTACGGAGCGATGAAGGCATTGACTCCTTAAAGATGTTAGAATCTACTTTAGGATAATAGATGTTGATTATTGATTGATGATTGAAAGAGGGGGCACTTATTGTGCCCTCTTTTTTTTTATGTATATTTGTAAAAAAAGAACTAATGATAAACTCAGTAAGAAATATGGTGTTGTCTGTACTGAATAAAAATAACTACGGATACATCTCTCCTTCTGATTTTAATTTGTATGCTCAGAATGCACAAATGGAAATCTATGAGGAGTATTTTAGCAGCTACAATGCTGTTATCAATTTAGAAAATGCTCGTGGTGCAGGCGTTAATTATGCCGATATGGAGCAACCAATTGCTGAGACAATGGAATCTTTTTTAAGAAAAGACTATTTATCTAAAATTTCTGCTAATAGATTTTCAGTACCTACTCCTACTACAACAGGATATTATGCTTATATGTTATTAGATGTTGAGTGTAAGCCTGTTAATTTAAAGACAGGAACCAACACGTCAGTTGTAAGTGGTCAATTAGTTGACAGTACAGCAACTTTTACAACCGATGATATTGTAGCAGGTGATGTTGTTACAAACCTTACAACAGGGTTGGTATCAACAGTTTCGTCAGTACTTAGTAACACGGCAATCCTTTTAGATTCAAATATATTTTTAGCAGCAGGAAATGCTTATAGCGTATTCTCATCTGCAACTGTTACGCAAGCAGAGAAGGTTATTAATTCAAATATGACACTTCTTAATAATTCTAATTTAACTGCGCCTACAATTCAATATCCTGCATATACTATACAGGGCACTGAGTTGACTATTTACCCTGCAACAATAAGCAACAAGGGTCAAGTTCAGGCTACTTACTTTAGATTTCCTAAGGTTCCTAAGTGGACCTATATTACACTTTCAAATGGTGAGCCGGTATTTGACCAATCGCAAAATGATTATCAAGATTTTGAATTACCTATTGAGGATGAATACAAATTGGTTACAAGGATTCTTCAGTATTGTGGTGTATCTATTCGTGAGACTGAAGTTACGCAATTCAATATGGCTAAACAACAGCAAGAAAAAAATCCATAAAATATTAAGATATGGCATATATATCACAGTATCAATACTACGAGAACGGAGGAGTTCAGCCCGAGGACGCCAATTGGGGGTCGTATCAATACGTTAGCCTACAAGACATCGTAAACAACTTCTTGTTGATGTACTCAGGTAACCATTCATTGGTTAACAATGAAGAGCGTTACAAAGTATTGTTCCACGCTAAGCGTGCTATACAGGAATTAAACTATGATGCATTTAAAGAAATTAAAGTATTGGAGCTTACAGTTCCTGATATGTTGAGATACATCTTACCATCTGACTATGTCAATTGGGTACGTATATCTTTATACAAAGATGGTTGGTTAAGACCATTAACAGAGAATATCCAAACACTTTCATCTAAGGCATACCTGCAAGATAATACAGGTCGTATTTTATTTGACCAATACGGAAACGCATTGAGTCCTCAGTATTCTGAGATTGACTATGACAGATTAACGCATATCAAGAAGAGTATCTATTTGAACCAAGGAAACCAATTCAACGGTCAATTAGGATGGAACTATGATGGTATGTGGTACTTTGAGGCTAATATTGGAACTGCATATGGATTGAATACAGAAACTGCAAACTTTAATCCTACATTTAACGTTGACAGAAAATCAGGAGTAATTAATTTTGATTCATCTATGTCAGGTCAGCAATGTATTTTGGAATATGTTTCTGATGGTATGGAAGGAGGAGATAACTCTTTGATTACAGTCAATAAATTGTTTGAGAAATATATTTACGCTTCTATTCAATATGACATTTTAAGTTCTAAATTAGGCGTGCAGGAATATATTGTTGCACGTGCTCGTAAGGAAAAAAGCGCATTGCTTAGGAACGCAAAGATTAGAATCAGTAACATTCATCCCGGCAGACTCTTAATGAACTTAAGAGGATTGGACAAGCAAATCAAATAAGATGGCAAATTTTACAAGAAACTTTATAGCAGGCAGGATGAATAAAGTCGTTGATGAACGACTTCTTCCTGAAGGTGAGTATATAGATGCTATGAATATTAGAATGGGTTCAACCGAGAACTCAGAGGTTGGAGTTATTGAGAATACAAAGGGGAATCTTCCTCTTACTTCATTGTCATATATTGATGGAACTCCTCTTAGCTCTCAAGCAAGATGTATTGGTGCGCTTCAGAATAGTGTAAATGAAACCATCTATTGGCTTGTTCACGACCCAAACTTTTCAGAAGGTGCTACAGGTAAACTTGACCTGATTGTTTCTTTTAATGTTTCAACAAACATATTAACCTACCACGTTGTCAGTATTGACGATGGTGGTGGTGTAAACACTACATTAAACTTTAACCCTAACTATTTGGTTACGGGTATGGATATTTTAAATGATTTGTTCTTTTTTACAGATGATTATAATGCTCCAAGGTTTATTAATATAAATAGGAATTATCCAAACCCTATTGCCAATATTGACCAAGTTAGTGCAGAGTCACTACTTGTTATCAAGAAACCACCGGTTGAGTCTCCGGGCGTTGAGCCAATTGTAACCAATGGTCAAGAGAATTATTTGGATACAAGGTTTATCTGCTTTGCTTATAGATACAGGTACATTGATGGTAACTTAGGTCTTGCAAACAACACAGACTATCAATATACATTTACCAATAGCAAAATCTTTACCATCCTATCTGCGGCTGAATTGCTTAGATTGTACGACAACGTACCTCGATTTGCAAAGGCTCAGACAATTATGGGTAACAGATTGATGTATGGCAACTATGTTGAAGGCTACGATTTAATAGACCAATATGGTGCACCGGTAAAGTTTGAGTACACAACGAGTTTGGTATCTACCCCAATTGGTAATACCGATATTAGTGATGGACTTGCTGCAGGTAACTATTCTATTAATGGAAGTGTGAGTGTGGCAAATGCTACAGTTACATTTGATTTGACAGGGCAAAATTTAGTTGCAGGCTCAGCAATAAACTTAGATGTAGCTATTACGCATTCTCAATTTTCAGGACAAACTCCATTCCCTACAGAAGAAACAGATACAGTTAGATTAAACTTTGCTTTCTTTTTGTCTACTACATACACATCAGTGTATCAGTTGGCAACAAGTGTTGAGTTCCAAAATGCAGTAGGTACGGCAGCTAATATTCAAACAGTAGCAAATTCTTGTAACGGTACAACATTTACAGATGCTTTCAACTGTGCAATACCAAATAACTTAGATGCGTTCATTAAGAATGGCAGTGGTATCAGTGCAGTAGGTCAGCCTGTAGGGATTATTACAAGTCCGGGCAGTAGCGTAATTGGATTGCAGTTCCCTGCAATGCGTTATGTAGATAGCTTAAGCACTCCAACGCAAACATTCTATGAATACTATGCAGTATCATTTGCGGAGGCAACTTTTCAAGAAATAGCAAACCCTCAAAGTTTGCATAGCAATAGAGATTACGAGATTGGTATTGTGTACATGGATGAGTTTAATAGAGCTACAACCGCTCTTGTAAGCCCTAACAATACGGAGCACGTTCCTTGTGGATTGTCTGCGTACAAAAACTCAATTCAGGTCACAATACCGCCAACACAATTACCTCCGTCTTGGGCTACGAGATACAAGTTTGTTATCAAGCCTGACGAAGAGAACTATGAGACAATTTATTGTAGCATATTCTTTGAGGACCCATTAACAAACAATGCGTACTTCTTACTTGAAGGTGAAACGCACGTAAGATTGAGGCAGGAGATAGGCTTATTGTAAAGGCTGACTCTAACGGAGCAACTACTTCTTGTGTGTACGCAACTGTACTTGAGAAGAGTGCTCAGGCTTCAGGCTTCTTAGAAATACCAAGTGAATTAGACCCAACTGTAATGTTGCCAATTCCTGCAGGTGTTTATATGAAGATTAATCCTAACAGCTTTAATATCGTTCAGGATGAATTAGCTATTATCGGTCCGGGTAAAATAATTGAAACTCAACCAAGAGGAGGGACATTCCCTATTCTTTACTACCCAATGAACCGTTATGACACGGCTACATCTGCTTGGGTTGATTATGATATTCCTGCAGGAAGTAGGATTGTAATGACAATCAAGCAAACAAGAAGTGGTGTAGGTAATAGCTGTGAGGAAAGAAGAAACAGTTTAGAGAAAACTCTTGTTTCGTCTAATACATATGACAATATGTATGATTGGTGGATAGGAGATAATATTGAGCAGTTTTTAAATGACGGCTCAAGATATGCAGGAGCAGGTCAATGTATTCCTGACAATGAGTTTATCCCAACAATTACTAATACAGCAGGTGATATTTTAACTGACCTATGTATTAACTATTATAAATTCTACAGAAATACATCAACCAATCAATTACAATTGATGGTAACGGGTACATTACCTTGTACGGGTGTTGGTTATCCTAATGCTCGTGCATCAAGTGTTGAGGTGAGTATTACTGTATTCCGTTCTGATAAGACTTTAATATTTGAGACACTGCCAAGTGAGGCTTTGCCTGACGTGTTCTTTGAAAATGAAATGTCATTTGCTATTGTGAATGGCAACCATCAAGGTAATATTCAGAACCAAAACATTGGCTCAGGTACCCCTGCTATAGTAGATACCAAGTTCTTTAACTGCTTTGCGTTCGGTAACGGAGCAGAGAGTTATAAGATTAGAGACTCAATTGTAGGCAACTCGTTTGGCTTTGGCAACAGGGTTACAAGCGTATCTGCTCAAGATTATAAAGAAGCTGATAGATTTGCTGACATTACATACAGTGGCGTATATAGCGATGAGTCTAATGTAAATAAGCTAAATGAATTTAACTTAGGTCTTCTTAACTATAAAGTTTGCGAGCCTTCATTCGGTGGTATCTACTTAATGGATGGAAGACAAACAGATATTCTTGTTCTTCAAGAAGACAAGATTTCATACGTATTGGCTGACAAGAACCTTATTTCTGACTCTACAGGTGGTGGGGTTGTAGCGTCTGTGCCTGAGGTATTAGGTACGCAGATTGCTCGTAGCGAAAAATATGGCATCAGCTTTAACCCTGAGAGCTATGTTCAGTGGGGATATGACAGATTCTTTACTGACGTAAAGCGTGGAGCAGTGATTCAATTAAGAGGAGACTCTTATGCTCAAGACCAATTAAAAGTTATCTCTGAAATGAATATGAGAACTTGGTTTAGAGATGAGTTCAATGCTTCATTTAATACACAGAAACTTGGAGGATTCGACCCTTATATGAACGAGTACGTTCTTTCAAGCAATGAATTAGACTTACCATATAATATTGAGTGTTTAGAGTGCGGAATATCTCAGACATTTACACTAACTACATTAGCAGCAGAAACCAATTCTACTACTTACTGCGTTGACTTAGGTCCCGTGGTTGGTCTTACTGATGTTATCTATAGCGTTTCTTCAATATCTGAGGACGGTGAATTTGAGATAATAATTGATTACGATGGTACAACTGATACCACAGGATGGGTTACTGAAGGTGGCACATTAACATTTGACAAGAACAATGTATCAGTAGAAACTGTATCTATAACAATAAACTACAGAGGAGACGTTATACTAAACGTGCTTGCTGATTGTTGTCAAGCTGCATCTCTTACAGTTGTACAGATTGTTCTTACGAATGATTATGAGTCAGGCGATACCATCCATACTCAATACAGGTATGTTGACGGAGCGTTTACCTCTCCATTACAATCAAGCCTTGTTACTTTTGTAGCAGGTACAGATAATCCATTGGTTTCAAGATACAATGTTACTACGGGTCCTGTAGGCTCAGGAGCTTTCCCTCCTGCAGGTAGTACAATGACATTGATTTCAAATCAATTTGCTACTGACACGTTTGTATTTAACCCTGCTCAAGACAAGTTTAAATACCATACGTCAGATACTCTATATGGCAATAACAGTGCAAATATCAATACTCTATTAGGCTTAGCTACAACAGCAACTCCTAATCAAGGTAGTGGTGCGTATAACTATGCAGATTTCACTGTGCCTGTTTTACAGGATTATTTATATTTGATATGGGATTTCAGACAATCAGTTCCGGTAACTTTATGTTATTCAAACGTAGACATCGCTGATGTTTGCTGCAATTGTATCATACCGTCTTAAAATAAAATTATGGCAACAAGTTCAACATATTATTTAAACGCACCATCGCTTGGGTCAGCTACAGCCGTATTCTCAAATGCGGCTTTAACTACGCTTGCAGCAGATGGCTTCTATTCGGATGGTGTAATATCAAGAGAGCAAGTTAGCGGGGCATTACTTCCTCAGCAGTCTTGTCCATCTTGCGCTACTCCTTGTGGGGATACAATTAATGCAAGTGGTGGTGAAGGCGTTTATTTACTTGATTTAGAGACGGGAGATACAGGGTTGGACGTTGGTGCTGTTATTGTAAGATTTGACCCGTATGGCGTTCCTGATGGCATTAAAGCAACACTTGGTGCTACTATTTATAACAAACTAACTTCACCTGTAGATGGACTACATCAAAGTAGCAATGCAGGTGCATTAACTTATATTGGGCAAACAGGTGGTGACTGTGGAATATCAGGTACAACATATCCTGCACTACCGGTTTATGAGTACGATGGGGCATCTTTTGTTCCAACGGGTGGCACTCAAAGTGTAACCGTAGCTGCAGGTGATGTGTCATTGGGTGTTTCTGCACCGGGGAGTACAATGATGGTTATACCAAAAACAATAGCATCTCCATCAATTATAAACTTTGTAGTGGTTGGTCCGTGTAGTGGAACAGCTTGGCAGATGACAGTTGATTGTCCTGTGTTACTTACAGGATTTACATCAAGTGTTATGGCTGCAACAAGCGTTGCTGCTTGTGCTCTTCCTGAGACCGTTATGTACTATAATGCGTCATTAGCCAATACTCCGGGAATTGTAGGATTATACGACTTTGTATTTGCTGATGCTTATGGCTCTACGCCACTAACTGCAGGATTCTATTATGCAACAGGTTCAATTACCGGTGGCAATGATTGGTTCCAAGTAAATTCAAGTGGTGTGGTTATTGCATTAGGAACTTGTGCTTCTCCACCATCTACTGCAACTTTAGCTTGGACATTTACAGAGTCAGGTGGGTCAGTAGGTAATTTTGATTTATATGTTAACGGCTCAATAGTTGAGAGTAGAAGTATCACATCAAGTGGCATCTATCCTGTTAACTTAGGCGATACCATTAATATCGAGTTGTACTCAAGCGGATGTGATGGATTAAATGATATGGCTAATGCTTATTGCACAGGAATAAACGCAGAATCAGCTTGTGCTATGGGTTCGGTAAACTTATTTACGGCAGTTTATACTGTATTAAGCGGTGATTTAGGAACAACATTAAACTTAGATGCATTTGCACAATGTGACAGTGCTTGCGTATAAAATAGATAACTATGGCAAATTATACATTATCGTATAGCGATATGGTTGGAGGATGGGTATCCTTCTACTCTTATTACCCTGATTGGATGATAGGAATGAATAACTATTTCTATACGTTTAAGGGCGGAGACCTTTATCGTCATAATGTAAATGCAGAAAGAAATACATTCTATAGTCCTTGGTGGGTAAAGATTGCTGACCCAACAGGAGCCTTTACGCCAACTACCCTTCAAAGTGTATTTAATACGGCTCCCCTTGAGAACAAGTTATTTAAAACAATTAACCTACAGGGGGATGCAAAGTGGGGAGTAACCTTAGAAACAGACCTACAATACTCAGGATTTATACAAGAGTCTTGGTTTGAAAAGAAAGAGGCTGCATACTTTGCGTTCGTTCGCAATAATTCAGTAGGAGAGTTTGCTCTTAGAAGTGTCAATGGTATAGGCAGAAGCTATCAAGTTACCGGTGGAAACATCGTTAAGTTTGTAGTTGATATTTCTATAGGCAGTATTATAAGTATTGGTGACCTATTGTACTTCTCAGTACCTCCTTATACCACTCCTGTACTTGCGGGTAGGGTAACAGCAATTACAGTAGATTTACCTAATGGAGTGAATCAATTAACTATAAATACAACTATACCGGGGACTACTCCAATACCTATCCAAGATGCGTTTTTCTTGTATGTTAAAAATTCAGTAGCTGAGTCACACGGTGTGCTCGGACACTATTGTACATTTAATATAGAAAACACGTCTAACTCTAAAATAGAATTGTTTGCGGTACAGTCAGAGGTTATGAAAAGTTTTCCTTAAATTTAATATCTTTGTAAGGCTATGGAACTATTTATACGAGAACTGAACGATACTGATTACGATGAAATACTCGTAGGTTGGTGGAGTCAGTGGGGATGGACGGCTCCGCAAAGAGACTTCCTACCCAACAACGGTAAGGGTGGTATCATTGTTTACGATGATGAGACTCCTGTTTGTGCCGGGTTTATGTATCTCACTAATTCCAAAGTAGCTTGGGTAGATTGGATAATATCAAACAAAGAATATACCAAGAAGCCACAAAGAAAAGACGCCATTAAGTTATTGGTGTCAGCGTTGACAGAGATTTGCAAGAATACAGGAAGTAAATATAGTTACGCATTAATTAAAAATGAAAGTCTTATAGGAACGTACGAAGAACTTGGATATATCAAGGGCGATTCTTATACAGGCGAAATGATAAAAGTTTTATAATATGGCAGCATTTACTACAATCGCAGCAGGTGTTGGTTTAGCAGCAACAGCAGCTACAACCACAGCATCATTTGTGCAAGCAGGCAAACAAAGAGAAGCACAGCGTAGCGCAGAGCGTGATGCTGAAGAGGCTATGGCTGCGGCTCGTAAAAAATTAGAGGTAAACTTTTATGATAAGTTATCTATTCAAAAAGAACCTTACGAGTTAGAAAGAGAAGCATTGCTTGCTCAAGGTGCTGAAGCTATTCAAGCAGGCGTTGAAAGCGAAAGAGGTGCGGCTGCAACAGCAGGTCGTGTACAATTAGCACAACAGCAAGGTCAAGCAGGTATTAGAACTGCTATGGGTCAAGAGTTATCGGGTCTTGAAAGATTAAGTGCACAAGAAGATAGTCGTCTTCGTGATGTTGGTGTTCAATTAGATTTAGAAGAAGTAGCCGGTGCCCAATTAGCTGCGGCAAATGCACAAGAGTTAGCTGCTCAAGCTACTCAACAAGGATTTGAGGGGGTTACAAGTATGGCTCAACAGCTTTCAGATTTTGCTCCATTGTATGAAAAGAAAGCAATTGAAAACGTTCCAAGTACAACTAAGAGACAAGTAGAACAAACAATACCTACTACTGCAAGCAGAGTTAGTATGACTCCAACTCAGGCTCCGCAGAGTATTAATCCAAACGTTAGACCTGCAGGTCTTCCTCCTGCTACACAATATCCTGCAGTGCCTACTTTTTTACAAAGTCCACAACAAAAACAAAAGAATTTTAGATTTTATAATCAATCTACATATCAAAATCCTTTTGATATATTCAGGTAAAAGGCAAATTAAATTATGGCAACATATTATAAATACGCAGAACGGAGTGCAGACTCACAGATAAATTGGGCTGAAGTAGGCAGGGATATGAGCGATATGCTCAAAGAGGAGAATCGTATTCGTGAAGAAAAGAAAGCTGCAATTGATGCTGCATCTCGTGAGTTCGGTAAGACATTAGCCAATCCTCCACAAGGAGAACATAAAGGTGCTAATCAGTGGGCGTTAGAGTATGCGGATAATGCTTCTAAATATATGTTGATGCAGGACAAGCTATTGAAGAGCGGTCAAATGAAATTGAAAGATTATGTAGTTGCTCGTCAGAATATACTTGACGGCACAGACCAAGCGTTTAATCTTACTAAAGAATATCAAGCAAATTTTGCTGAAAAAATGGAGAGATATAAGACTGATAAATCTCAGGATTTAGAACAGTGGCTTATGGCTCAAGCAGAAGGGTATTCAGACTTTAATAAGTCTCAGTTATATATTAATCCAACTGATGGAACACTTAGTGTTGCAATGAAGGAAAAGCAGATTGTAGATGGCAAAGAGGTTTATGTAATGAATAAAAATCCTAATCAATTTGCATCTGTTAGTAGTCTTAGAAATCAAATTGCAGGAAAATATGACAAGTTTAATACCAATGCAGTAACGGATGCATTTGTAAATAGTTTAGGAGAAGAAGAGACAAGTATTATCAAACAAGGTGCATCTTTATCATCCGGAGGTCTTATATTAAATGTAGAAGATATTAGAAAGAGAACTGATTTGAGTGAAGATGGGAAGAAGATTCTGTACAAATTTGCAGATTCTGAAAATCAATTTATAAAATCAACTCTTGTTAATCCATTTGATAGATTATCTGTACTTACCAATAGTAAAAAGTTTGCTCCTAATGGTATGCAATATGGTTTTACATATGATGAAAAAGAAGCAAAAGGTAATCCTGCAAAAATATTATTAAAAACAGACCCAAGTTCAGGACAGCCAACGCCTCAGTTTACTGCTGAACAAATGAAAGTTTCTGAAGATTTTATTCGTACTGAACTTCGTGCTAAATACAGTCGTAAAGAAGAACTAAGACCAACACCTCAAGCGCAATTACAAGAACGTAGACCGCTTACAGGTGCTGAGTATGAAGCAATAGAAAAAAAGAAAGCAGCTAAGAATTTGGCTCAGAACTTGGTTTATTCTCTTACAGGAAACGCTAATGAGTCGGATGCAGGTACTAAATACTTGAGTGCTGTAACAGGTAATTTATTTAGAAAAACAAAAGACGGATATTCTGTAATAGATGAGAATGGAAATCCTCAAACATTTAAGTTTAGAGCAGACGGTAAAACTCTTGCTGACCCAACTAAATTTGTTAAATCATTTATAGGTACAGTTGCAAAAAAATTAGGAGTTAATGAAACTGATGCATTAAATAACTTCTCAAGTTTGCTTCCAAAAGGTGCAAGAATAAATGAAACAACTGAAGCGTCAGGATTTGATGAAGAAAATACAAGTACATTCCCGGCTAATAATACAAGTACATTCCCATTCCCTTTTACAAGACCAACGGGTGGGGTAGGGTCAAAATATAATTAATAGATATAATCATATAATATGAACGAGCAAGCATTACAGGACGCATACAATTTATTTGTAAGTAATGGATACCAAAAAAGTATTGATGACTTTAAAAAATTAATTGCTGCTAATCCTGACGCCTTAAATGATTCTTATAATTTATTTAAATCTCAGGGTTATAATAAAAGCATAGATGATTATAAAAATCTATTAGGAGTTTCTGCGACTCAGCCTAATTTAAAAAAAAAAGGAGATACGGCATCGTCTTTGGAAGTTGGTTCTTCGGTTTCTCAAAGGATTGAACCTCAACTTCCGGCTGCTGAGTCAACAGGCGTAAAAAGCATTGCTCCGATACCTACTGTTAAAAAAGAGAAGAAAGAAGAAGTTGGAACCGCTCTAAATGTAATTGGTGCACTTAACAAAGGTGTATATAATTTTTTTGGTCAAGGTGTAAAGGGTTTAGGAACTGCTTTACAAGGTGGTACTGCTAAAATAACCGGTAGCGATGGACGTGGATTTATTAGTGATGCTCTTATAAATGTTGGAGACAGATACCTAAAAGCAATTGAAGAACTCAATCCTCAAGATGAAGAATTTAAAGGCAGCTTAACAGACCAATTCTCACAAGCATTAGGTCAAGTTGGAGCTGCAGTACTTACGGGAGGACTATCAAGAGGTGCTGCTGCAGCATCAGCTATACAAGCAGCACCAAAAGCTGTAACACTTGGGACGGCTGCAAAGCAATTGGTATCAGGCGTAGCAAGTCCTACGGGTGCTATATCTGCATTAGGTATGGGTCAATCAGAATTTGACAGAGCAAAACA